CGCGCTGGGCGGAGTCGAAGATGTATTGGCCTCTCATGGTCTTACCTCCAAAGAATCTTTCCACTCGGCACACCATGGCAATTCACCACCATACCAGGATCGTCCACCATCTGGACCATAGATCCAGTGCGGCCACCTGGTTGACAGCACAGGCCGAAACTCGTAGTAGCGACGTACACCGTTGGCGTTGATAGCACGGAACTGGCACCAGTTTGGAACCTCATGCCAGTCTTTTGTGGCGTTCATGGCCTAACCTCCAGGGCGGCGAGGGCTCTATCGACGTATGCTACTGCTGTTTTCGCCGTATTCTGTCCATCAACACAATCTATGATAAACATTCGCAGCGCTTCCAGTTCCTCCACCGCCTCCCTGACGCTGTTGATCGGTGGTGGGGTGGCGGCTGACCGAAGACTGTTCAAAGCGTTGTACATCATCCATGCCGCACGGAGGGCGCAGACTTGCTCCCTGGTGCGAATCTGCTCCGGCATCAGGTCCATGTCGTAGACGATCCATTGGAACTCATCGGAGTTGTTCACGGCGTCGCATAGATCTTTAGGGCATTTCATACCCTTGTCCTGCTCCCGGTAGCCTCGGGTGAGGAGATGGGCGTGGACGGCCCCAATCATCCTGTCGAGATCGCCTGTCTGGACCATACCAGTTCTGCACCGGATCTGTTGTAGCTCTTCCACACTCGGCACCACGGGCGCTTGTCCATATTTTGTGAGGATGCAATCGGCCATTACGTTAGGTTCGCACCATCGTTCATCGTTCTGCAAACCGTCAATCAAGCCTGCCAACTGGTCCCTTGTGGCATTGATTGATGGCACCACACTCGCTTGAACGGTGGGGAGGGTCCAGGCGGCATGGAAGCCAATGGATGTTGTATAGCCCATATCTCCGACTCGATACCCTAAGCTTTCGGCAAACTTGACACCATCGTCCGAAAAGTCCTTAGCGTACCACTCCTCAAAAGCCTTTCTCATTTCGTCACTCACAACCTAAACTCCTCTTTCGAACCATGCTTCTCAGCCAACCGAATCCCGTGTACAAGCTCGCGCAAAGCGTCGGCCTGATCACCGGTCTTGATGATCACCGGGATATCGACACGGGCCAACTTGGCGCGGTAGTCGTTGAAGCTCTCGCGGAAGTCTGGGGCTTCGTCGTATTGGATTCCGTGGGTGTCGCGGTAGGGGTTAGACATTGAGGGCCTCGGCTTTGATAACGCTCGATTCAAGATCTTCTAACGTGTCCATCCACAATTGCGGATATGGAGAGCCCGATGCCCGTGAATGAGCCTTGGCCTTCTCCACCAACTCCCTCACCATGGCAAGCGCGGCGTCACGTTCGGCAATGGCGTCATGATACTTCGTGAGTTCTTCGTGTCGATCTTTCACGGTAACCAGAATGGGGCGTTCGCCATTGTTCACGGATTCAAGTGTCTCAGTAGAAATCCCCTTGCAAGCGTTGACGCAAGCCACGATGCGACGGGCATCAGGCATCAATTGCTCTCTAGTCTCCGATGAAGATGCAACCAAGCAAACAACCTCAGAGTATTCTCCGTTAGGGGCGTGTGTGACCGCTACATATTCAACGTCTGTAGATCCGTCAAACCATACAGTTGGTGCGCAACGCTTGCCTGAAATTACGTTATCTGTCCCCCACGGTTCTTTTGTATGTTCCATCATTGGTATCTCCCCGCCTTCTTCTCACGTGCAATCTCTTTGAGCATGGCCTTAACGAACTCACGGCCACGTGTGAGCCTAGTAACCTTAAAGTAGCGGTCAATGATCTTCTCCTCTTCCTCGGAGGTGTAGATAGCCGCCACCGTCTTAACGATGTCTTGGTGTACGATGTCTTCCATGGTGTCAGTATACCACATTCTAGAATGGTGTCAACATATTTCTACAATGTGTCTGTAAACTTTCTACATTTTTCTACTTGACATCCCACGCCACCCGTGCCATACTGTCTACATAGGCGGTTGACGCCGAGGAGAGAAGAGATGGGAGACATGATGGTTGTTTTGGAAAGCGGAACAGTTGGTAAGTTGCTTTTTGGGGTCGCACCGGTAATTGGACTTCCCGGAACCGTTGAGATTTACGACGAGAACGGCAAACGAATAACTGAAGTAGGTATCGTTTCCGAGATAGTATAGCCCCCCTGACCCCCACCCGGGGGCCTCCTTAACCAGCTACACGGTGACAAGCCCGTGGGATTGCTTACAACGGAACGGCATAGTGCGGTAAGCAAGGATGGGAGTCAAGGAGATAGGGATGAACAGAGGATGTTGCAAGCCATACGGAGATCCAGAGTTTTACAATCAGGGCGTAGAATGGCGTCCAGTCTGTGGAACTAACGGAGTGTGTCCCGAGTGCCAAGGTAAGCCAAGCCACGCCGTCCTAACCGCCAAGCTAAACGCCAACTTCGAGCTACTGACCGCGCTACCGGCGAACAGTGAGGAAGCCAAGGCGCTACGGCACGAACAAGCGAACCTGTTGACTGCTAGGATGGCGCTGACCATCGGAGATGCGAACAAGATTGTGGAGGAGTGAGAGATGAGCCTCAAGAAAGACTACCTTGGAATCAACAAAATCGAAGACGGTTACGGCGGATGGAAGTGTCCGTGCTGTAATCCGTTCTCGACTGAGCCCAGGAAGATGAAACACCTTGCTCGCCGGATCATGCGTCACGTCACTAAGCGCCGTTGGAAGCAAGAGGCCGAACTGGAATTGAACTAACCACCACCCTCGTATGAAGGTGGAATGTGAGAAGAGGAGAGAGTATGGCTGGAAGACTGCTAGAGCATAAGGGATTGACATTCGAGGTGTGGACAAAATCACTTCACTTGGTAAATCCGAAACGCTCCCCTATGTTTTCATCGTATCTTGATCTAACCAAAGATGAGAACGCAATCAAGGAGATTGAAAACTTCATTACGATCATGAATATAGGAGTCGATATCCATCAAAGTCGTAGGATATAACCTTACCACCACACCCAACCAACCGCGCAAACGACAGCGACTACCGCCAAAGAGTAGACCTTAACGTCACTCCAGAAGCGGTAGTCCTTCAATGATTGCTCGGAGTCTTGCAATGCCTTCGAGGCTTTCGTCAACGCGCTCCGAGCCTCGGCTAAGGCTGTCTCTGAGTCCGTTAAGTTCTGCCTTGCTCTGGCCAAGCTCTCTTCGGACTTTTGCAAGCTCGACAGCGCCAAGGTCAATCTCTCGTCTAGCTTCTGTGAGGAGTCTATCGCTTTCTGCAAGTCGCTCTTGAGCCTCAGTAAGCTCGATTCTACTTCGTTCAAGGTCCGCAATGAGTCTTGCTTCGCGGCCTGATCCATCAAGTACCCACCATCCGCAAAGGCAAACGACGGTAATAGCGCCAAGAGCAACGCAAAGCGCATACTTCATACCATTCCAGTAAGCGTGGACCAACTAAACCCGCCAGTAAGCGCAGAGGCAAATCGCCTTCGTAGATTGGCTTTCTTTCCCTTCTTGGCCAGCGGGTCGCCCTTGTCGTCCTCGTCTTGAAGAACGAGCCACAAGGCCACCACGGCGGCAACCAAGGCCCTTGGACCACTTACCGTAAGGTCAAAGTCATCGGACGACTTGAGCAGTGGCAGGAACTGCGCCATGATCACGCCGAGGAGGGTGAGGGCGTACACCATAAGGTCGTCCCAGGCTTCTACGATCCACCGCTTGAATGTCATCCCATCACCACCACATACGGTTTTACATTACCATCAAACTCTTTCTTACCCATTCTCAAATTGAACCCGTCAGTTCCTGTTCTATTGGGCCACGGATCACGATAGATCAGTTCGTTGGTCATGTTGTCGAATGCTACCACGGCGACGAAGTGACCAGGGTCTTTCAGGCAAATCATTGCACCAGTTCCACCAGCCACCATGGAAGTAAGCCACTCGAAAGACTGGCCTTCAAGGTATCGGCAAGCGTGACCGAAGACTTTGGTGATGGCGTTAGGGTAGGCCTTGGCGTACTCGTTGACAGGGGCGGAAGTAGGGAATCCTGGAGCGTTCTTTGGGTCGTTCATCCAGATAGTCAGGAAGTCTTCGGGCTGAATCATTGCCATGGCAGGTGACATAATTGCGACAGGGTGCCCCATGGACTCAAGGCAGTTGATAGCCGATGTTGGGCCGCAAGACTCAAGCCATCCTCTATCCTTACCTGACCACAGTCTCAGTAGATTCTCGACCCCGTTATTCGTCTGCACGCTGAACGTGCTACGGTCGCTCCAGTACTTGGTTCCCTTGATCAAAATCCCACCACCTTCAAAAGTTTCTCTACGATACTAGGGCCAGTGAACGCCGCGATGATGGCCAGAATCTGCCACCACTCCAGTTTCTTCTCTTTCGACCGCCCCTCTACGGCATTGTGAGCGCTGATGAACTCTTTGACGGTCGTGGCCAATGTCTCAACGCTACCGTGTGTGTTAGATACTGTAGCTTGCACGGCAACAAACCTCCTGTCGGTTTCTTCAATGTGGTCCTCTAGACGCTTGGATAGGACGCTCATGGCCGTCTCGTGTTTGCCCTCAAGTCCAGTGTGTTGAGCCTCAAGCCTAGCAAGTCGCTCTCTCAAGGCTGGAATGTTGTCAGGGGGCATCGTTGCACCTCGCGTCTAGGATTTCGTGATTCAATTCAATCAGTTGCTTGTTCAAGTTTAACAGTTCTTTTTCTCGGTGTGAATGGAATCTACGGTCCATGTCCTCGAAGATAACCCACAGTGAATAGCAGAACACATATATGAAAGCTGACCAGCCCATGGACCTATAGAACCACTCTAACACGGGCTGATCATACTTCGAGAGAGCGAAGAGCATAAGCACTAACACAACAATAGCCGAAGCTAGCACCTTTGCCAACTTATACTGTTTGTATCCGTCGTAGGCGTAACATAAGACTAGAGCAAAGATGATAATGAAGGCAGAGAAAAACGGCCCACCAGGTGAGCCCGGTGCGATTGCCGCACAAATGATCAATCCAGCTATCTGGATCGAACCACCGAAACTGATCTTTACGACCATGGAACATGAGAACAGAACGACCATGCACGATAGTTCGATTAGGTTTATCAGGAAATCAGGATTGTTAGGCAATAACAGATTAAGCACCAGCGCAATGGAGCAGAAAACAACAAAGACTTTTCCGATGCGCCGGTGCAATTCCATGCTAGAGCCAAACCGTCATAGTACCAGCTTCCTCGACGCTCAAAACAGCCGCCATCTTCTCGTTATCGGCTTCCTGAGGCTTGAGGGAGGCTTGTAGTCGTTCCTTGGGACCAAGGTACTCCGTGTAACCCTTGGCGATGGCACACGACATGGCGGCAACCATCAGCGTGCCAATGTAATATCCGACCTTGGAACGGTTAGCGCCTCTGGCCATGTACAGACCATTGAGCACGTCGAAACGGTCTTCGATGGATTCGCCGTCCTGCAAGGCAAAGACCGAGTTAGGGTTAGCCTTCTCTTTGTCGAACAGATCGGCATACTTCTCGCCCCACCGTTGCGCATTGATCCCGGTAACACCACAGTGCCCGGGACCTTGGTAAATAAACTCTCGTATCTTGCTCATATATACTCCTTATTAAACTGGTGTCAGGTTGTTCGCTACGGTATTCGATCCAGGGAACTCAACAGTAATCGCCGCGAGATTCCCAACGACTAGGCAGTTCGTTCCTCGGACCCATGCAATAGAGGTTGTTTCTCGTGATCTGTTCCCTACGAAACAGGAGTTTGTTCCCCAAAGGTAAAATGGGAATGTCCCGCCGCCATTTGTTACGATCTCGTTCCCATCAACCTGGAAACCGCTCCCAGAAGCTCCAGACGTGCCAAAGAAAATGATTCTTGCGCCGGAAAGTGTGAACTTGTTTCCAATGATCCTTTTCCAGTTGTTGTTCGCTGGTGTTGCGTCAGCAGAAAACAACGCAGTTGTCAAATCAGTGACAGTATACGTTATTGTGTTTCGCGAGAACTCAGCCATGTCAGATAGCACACATATCGGCTCGTCTTGACCAGAGATCTTGTTGCCGTCGATAACGGTATTCGAAGCCGATGTCGTCACTACAATCTTCCTGATAGTATTGTCAGATACAAGCCCTGCGCTAACTTTGTCAATCTCTATCTCGTCGGCTACGTTACTAGAAACTGAACACTCGGTCATTGTAGGATGGCTAGCAGTACTCTGTGAGAGCGTTATTTTCCCTGTGCAGTTATTTCCAATAATGGAAAACATCGACTCACCGCTGACGAGAATATCTGCGGAAGAATACGACCCAGACACCTGATTGCCAGAGAAAACCATGTTTTTTTCTTCGCCGACAACGGCCTTGTCTACTAGCCACACGCACCTAATTCCGTATCGTCCGTTAGTGTTTGAGCATTTATTACCACTAACGACAGAATTACCGAATGGTGACTGTATGTATATGTCTCCGTTGTCGTTTACGTTGTCTCCGTTGTTGTAACAGACATTATCAGAGATTGTTGAATTGAAAGCACCGCCACATTTTAGACCTGACAGCGTGTTAGAGTGGACAACGTTCCCGGTGATAACATTATCCTGAGACTGGATGTATGTGCCATGCTCCCCGCTCCCAGAAATGACGTTTCCGGTAATCACGTGCCCCCTGGTCGGGTTGTTAATGAGAAGCCCATCAGCGCCTGACGCTGATCCGCCAGCGTCGTTATCGATGATTCTATTGTTTTCGATGATACAGAAATCTCCGTACCCCGATGAGCCTCCGTACTCTACCATGAACCCCGTTATGGAATCTCGAATCACGTTGTTGGATACGGTTACGTGCTCGCGGTAAACAATGAGCCCCATGCCTTCGGCGTTGTACAGTTCGCAACCATCGATGACACCGTAGGGCGTCTTGAATCCGAGACACCCGGTGTTGTATGGGATCGCTCCGACGTGAACAGCCTTTGTTTGGTATCCGATTTTTGTTCCACGAACCTGGTGCTCTGTGCCCTGCATTAGCACAAGGAATCCAGCGAAATATCCAGCGCCTTCAACGGTGATTTCACCACCCTTGATGAACACTCCTGTTCCTGTAAATGCCAGTCCATTCCCAGTCAAATCAGCGTTTGTCAGCTTGATCTTTGCGTCTTGTCGAAGCGTAAGATAAAGATAGTTTGCCGTGATGGTAGTCTTATTGATTAAGAGTTCTAGTCCTTTCGGAATAACAATCTTCCCGGAATACGCGCACGCCGAAGCGAAAGCCGAGGTGTCAGCCGATAAGTCGTCACCCTTAGCTCCAAAGCATAGAATGTCTGTCGAAGCAGGGCGAGCTACAAATAAATATGCTTTAGATCCATCTCCACCATTTGGGACAATGACCGACCCCCCGTCATCCACATATGTGCCGGGAGTTCCACTGTCCATGAATACCCTGATAGGACCGCCGCCGCCGTCTCCAACAGAGTAATACCCTCCAACCTGGATTAGATACCCAATTGTACTAGGAACAGGGAAGGCGCGAAGGTCTGCAATCGTATCAACCCTATGGACAGCCTGTCCCGTTGGATCATCCAATGACTCAGAGTTAGAAAGACGACTAAATACAAGTGACCGATGCTTATTCAGAACCGTGATAGAATACTCACCAGCAACATAAACAGAAGACGCAGACCCGTTCCTCTGAGGGTAACCTGCCTTAGTTCTGATCGGCTGAGCCGCCGGAATCGTAAGGGCGTCATCCCAGTAAGCCTGTACTGGATTTACTTGTGGATTAAGCCCAACAATACCGATATACACATACCCACTCTCAAGGGCGTTTCCATTACTATCAGTGAAGAACTGGAAAGGCGAAGTCACATTTACAGACATTATTGATTCTCCTTTTGGGCTTCGCGAACGCGGTCAGAAATGCTCTTTCCAGCCTCTCCGAGAGCATATTGCTGAGTATTTGTCACGGTAGCCAAACGCTTGAACAAAGCCGACTCTTCCTTGCTACCAGCGACAGTCTTAGGGATCTTAAGCAAGATATCTCTGACCGGGGTGGACTCGTAAATCCTGGTAAGTCCTCCAACGCCACCAGCGGTTGCCATCGTTGCCATGAATCCCTCTAGCCCACCACCGTAGAAACTTGCTAGGCCAGCGGTTGCCGCAGGGATAACAGCCTGTACCCCAGTCGGAGGCGACACGGAGGCTTGTCCAGCCCTCTTAGTAGCATCTAGAACTCTTACTAGCCCTTTGAGTCTGTCGGCATCCTCTCCGGTGAAGAACACGCCACTGGACGCGCCGAGCCTCTTAACCTCATTGACAAACTTGTCAGGACTGTAGTCTTGACCAGCCTTCTCAGCGGCCTTAGCCAAGATTGCCGCGCGGGCGTTAGCTTGACCCTCTGGGGTGAGATTTCGATACAGTGTAGCAACCTCGGAAGGTTTCTTGGAGAAGAGCATCGTCTGGATAACTTCGGGAGTAGCATCTCCACGCTTTAAGACACTGGCAAGGGCGTTGTTCTTAAGCTCTCCTGACAGGTCGGAGAGTTGCTTATTGGCAACCATCCACTTTGCATAATCAGTCTTCTCACCATTAGCCTTGATGTAATCTCCCATGTCCTGCTTGATCCCAGCATAAATCGATGACAGCGCCTTCTCGCCAGTAGAACGGACTGAAGCCAGTTCCGGGGCCTTGAACGACTCGCCAATCTGTTTCCTGAGTAGTTCGATATTTCCAAGATTTTGGCCTTGAATTGCTTCCTTCCAGTCGTTGAGACGGTCAACAATAGGCAAGACTTCCTTGGTCTTAAGTGACGACAATTTCACGATCTGATCGTCAATGGCTTTCACGGTGTTATCGATAGGAACAACACCGGCATCAGAAAGACCGTCGATGACGGACGACTTCTCTTTGGCCCACTTGCTCAGATCAGCCGAGCGCTTAGAAGCCAGATCTTCCATAACGGCATCAGAGGCCCTTGCAACGTCGTCAGCTCCGTATTCCCGTAGAATATCCCTAACAGCCTCGACTCGTTCCTGCTGTTGAGCCTGACGAACGCCACCAGTTCCAGCAAGGGGAATCTTTTCGGCGGTAGCCTGTAGCCACTTGCTAGCAAACGTATTCGGTGGTCTGACATCGCTTGTCATGACCCTAACGCCAGTCTTGGCGGCATCTTTAACAAGTCCAGCCTGACCCCCGGTAGGGAGTGTTTTCAGACCAGCCAATCCAGAACCCGTCATGCCACCAGCTAGTCCAGCCGCTACTTGTGCTTCCGGAGGGAGGTCTAGTTCCTGAGCAGTCTGGCCCGCCGCACCGCCTAGTGCGCCACCGCCAAGCTGTTGAGCCGGTTGCGCGGCCAAAGCCTGACCAGCGCCTGCACCAAGGGCTCTTCCTAGTCCAACGAGTGCTCCGGAACCTGCAAGGCCTTGCGTTCCGGCTTGCATGATTCTCTGGGCCTCGGTCTGGGCTTGAGGAGTTCCGAGCATCGTCAATAAAGATTGCAACCCCTGACTAGGGAGTTGCTGTTGCCAGTCTTGAGGAAGGATCTGATTAAGCAATGCTACCGGAAAGTCAGCAACGGAAGTGACGGGGGACGCAAGCCCAGCAACGGTGCCACGAGTAGCCGCGCCCAAGTCTCCAGAAATCTGCTTGCCATAGTCGAATTGCTGAGGCTGTTCGGTAACTTGAGGCTGTTCTTGGGCCACTGGTTCGATTACAGCTTGCGCAACTTCTCCACTCCTGGCCTTGGCGAGAAGATCAAGAAACTCTTGGCTTCCAAGCTCGATATTATCGGGGACTTCTACGGTAGTACCGTCTTTCTTAGACTTGTAAATCCACGACATTAGAAGTCTCCCTCTACGACCTTAGGCTTAACCGTTCCAGTAGTTCCAGATTTAGGCTGTCCAGAACTAGAAACACCGCCAGCCACGTTTGGAACTGGGATTTGTTTGATGGCATCCCAGAAGTTTTGCCCTTTCTTCACCTCAACTCCACCGGCTGAAAATACAGACCTGGCAGGACCGAGACTTCCATTGCTGTTCACCCATTCAGACTTAGCTTTATTTACGGCCGAGTTGTAACCCTGAAGCTTGGCCACTCCACGCAGGAACGAAGAAATCTGATCTGGGTTAGCCCCTTCATCAGGAAATGCTTTTAGAGCGATTTCGATATCCTTATCAGACGCAACCCCAGGGGGGAGGTTTTTCAATACGTCGGTATTTCTAAGCTTGATGTATTCCTGCTTAAGAGATGTGAACTTATCCTGGCCGCCAGCCGCCTTCTTCAGAGCTTCAAAGGCATTCCCAACCCACCCACCAGCAGGGCGCTCCCTATCAAAAGCATCGGCAAGATTGGTGGCCTGAGAGGCAAGCAGATCGGACGAAATGATAGAATCAACAGCGGTATTGATGATCTTCTTCGCGTCGGTGTCCAGGGGTGCACTACCAGGAGTTTTGCTTGATTCAAGATCGTCAAGGAGCTTTCTAGCCTGAGCCTTCTTCAACTCTGTATCGGCCTTGACATTTTCAACGTCGCTAGGAGCGGCCTGTTGTTCAATGGTGGATTTGATAAGGTCACTACCACCCTTGAAAAGCGGAATCATCTGTCCAATCATCAATTTAGCGGATACAGGGTCCGTTTCTGCCACACTGGCAAGGAGGTCGAACCTATCAGCGGCCATCTCATCGCCAGAGTTCCTAAGGGCCTCGGCATGACTCTTGAGTCCACCGATAGCGATCTCAGGTTTTCCGGCATTGAGCGCAGAGAAAGACTCGCCGAATCCGATCAGGTATGCATTATTCTTGGCCTCATCCCTAGATGTTAGCGCACTAGCCGCCGCTTTCATCGACTCAGGAGAAACAAGCTGTGAGTATTCATTCCAATCTTGCGCCGAAGCGGTGGGAGATGATACCTTGATGGTCAGTTCGGCGATCCTCTTCTTTCTCTCTTCTTCGGCGAGTTGCTTCTGCCTAGCCGCTTCTGCCGCTTGCCGTTGAGCATCCGCTTGTAGTTGACTCTGCCTAACCTGATTGAACACTGAGAAAGTATTAGCGAAGTTCTGTAGGGGGTTTACCGGGTTAATACCGTAGTTAATGGGGTCGCTCATTAGAATATCTTCCCGCCTAGACCGGTGTACACTCCCAGCCCACCAAGAGCGACATTAAGTGGGCTAGCCTGAGCATACGCATTCTGTTGCCCCAAAATACCACCAGCTTGAGCCGCCCCCATTTGCCCAAGTAGCCCCGATGCAGACTGACCAAACTGTTGACCAGCCGCACCAACGCCAGCCGCCGAAGCTTGCCCCAAACCTGCTAAGCCTCCCAGTTGCCCGTACCTCTGATTGATAAGCTGATTGAGCATCGCTGGTCTAAACTGAGCTAAAGCCGCTTGAGTATTTCCACCACGGAGTCCGCCAGTAGCCGACGCATTCTGGAGAATCGAGTTCTCTCCCTGCTGAGCTAACGCACCAAACTCCGAAGAGTTCTGGATTCCAGCAATAGACGCCTTCTGCGCTTCCGGGCCAAGAAGCCCAAGCATTGCCCGTTGCTGTTGCAACGCTCCAACGCCAGCGGTAGTGTATGGAGCAAGAAGCTCCTGAAGTTTATTGAATTGTTCGCGCTGTAGATCGATGCCAGCCTGTGCCGCATCCGTCTGAACCGTGGATGCTTGTTTGATGGCGTCGGCCTGACCCTTCGCGCCAGTAACCGTTCCCCATGCATCGCCGACACCACCCCAGAAATCGGTCCATGCTTGACCGGTATCCTGAAGCATAGTAGCCAAACCTTGATCAACGGCCATATCACACCTCATCTTGCAATGGATATGAGCGCCGGAACCCTTCTACTCGGCTATATATTGATATTCCACTATATTGGAACAAACGTCAAGCTGTAATCTGTCTTCCCGAGGCCATGATGGTAATAGTCGTGGCAATGCTAGCCAGCGTTCCAATTTTTGCCCCAATGTCAAGAGAATGCCCGACAACTTCTGGACAAGTATAAGTTTCTCCTGGAGCCAATTCTCTGGCGTCCATGACAAGGTTAGAATCTCCCGCCGTTCCTGATGCAGATATTAGCCACACGCTCAACGAGGCATTCACAGCCCCAGTGTTGGTCGCTGTAAACTTATCAATGATCGTTATGCAGTTCGTTGACGTATACTGAGTTGTTCCGATAGCCTCGGCCTGTTTGGCCGGGATGATGTTCTTGATGCTGATGGCCATTATGCATTCACCGACTTGATAACAGCGAAGCGAAACACTGGGGCCTCGGAGAGGGATCCAGCAGTCAGGTTACGGAGTCTTATCGTCGCCGATCCTGCCGCGCAAGTACAGGCAACATTATATGCGCCAAGAGTGCCTCCGGAGATATGCATGAATACAACTATGTCATTCGCCGCAATGGTGGTGTTGGTCCATGTGGCTCCCGCTGTCGTCGTGTCACCCCCCAGTGCATCAGCCGCGAATTGAATTGTCCCTGTCGTTTTAGACAAAGTGAAAGCCGTCACCTTGCTAGTCGCCTGGACCACGGTGCCGCCAGCCCCAGTGGCATACCCGATGCCAGCGGTTCCAGATGACGTGACAGCACCAGAAACTGCCAGTGACGTGCCCGTTGCCGCTCCAATATTAGGCGCTGTAAATGTCTTATTGGCCATTGTTACCGTATTATTGTTGTCCGCTATAGTCCTCGTGTTTCCAGCGTCATCCGTGAACTTCATTTGAGGGTTAGCAGAGTTGTCTGCAAACACCGCTACTAATCCAGAAGATGGAGTATCAACACTTGCTGTTTCGGCCAGTACAATTTGAGACATATCATTACCTCACAAAATCAATAACGTACCGAGAACGTTTAGAACGTCCGATCCGGAAACTTGATATTTACCGTATGTTACCACAACAAATCCTGAATCAATAGTGACACTAGATCTAGTCTGCACTTCAGGGATCTGTATGAATGGTACATTCTCCCATAATCCGTTAGATGCATTATAGTTCAATGCCTCGTTTTCAGTAAGTGATGTTATCTTTACATCTTGCAAGTCGTGTAAATAGCTTCCGTTCGACATCCTAACTAGAATGTCTCCAGCCCCTCCCCCGGCGGCGTTTACAACGATGGCAATCTTCGATCTAAATGCCGGGGATACTGGCTCAATATTGGTAAGCCCACCAGGAACAGTCGGGTTAAAGTACAATACATCTCCGTCTGCCCATGTTTCTCCGTATGGACTGCCGGACGTGTTAAATCCTCTGACCTTGCCGTAGGTGGTAACATATCCAAACGCTTGGTCTGCAATATCTTGCGTGGCGATGCCTAGCATATAATCGCTTGCATATGTGCCATCAGACACGGCTTTTGCCACCGTCAATTTACCAGAGGCTCCAACCGCACCTGTTACCATTACTGAGTTTCCGTTTGAGATGGTAACACCAGAAGTATTCTTGACGTAATGGTGCATCTCCTGACCAACCTGGAGGATTACACCGTTGAATAGCCCGACGTCAATCGTTCCATCATCCCTATTCCACTGTAGCCGTCTCTCCTTAGATACATGAGGACCATTAACAGGGAAGTCGATGTAATCAGTCCTAGTCGAGTTTGAAGGAGTGTTTATTGGGGATATGTCTGATAGATCTCCAGTAACAATGAACTCGACAGACCCGGCGACCTCGAAAAGTCGCTCAAGTTGCTTGATAACAACAGGGTCTTTAGAGATTGTTTCAAGTTGCTTTCTGGTTAGCTGTAGTTTTTGAGCCACGCTATACCGCCAATGGTTCTATCTGAGCTTCGAGCCTTGCGAAACTGGCAAACACTTGGGAATCACCGTAGAACTTCTGGATTCTCCAATTCTGCATTACTCCATTGCTAAACCATACAAGTCTCTTATTTCTCTCTCCAGATTTACCAGCCTTGATCGATCTAGGGTTACTCCATACAACTCCATCTGTCGAGTATGACGTTGAAACCATGGGATCAGTACCAAGAACATTTCTTCCGGTAAGCCCTACTAGTTCAAGAGTATTGAAAATCGCACCAGTTCCACCATTGTACACGATACTTGTACCGAACTCCCACCTTACAATGTCGCCCCACTGGCTAGATAGACCGTCAGACAAATACCCAAAGTCAGAGCCAACAGGGTCCTCTCCAATATTCCACTTGTCATAGCACCAAACAAGATCCTTGGCCCTGTAAGATTCAAATCCTTCAATAGCAGACGTTAGCTGGAACCAGACTGGAGTTCCAAGAACCTTTGAAGACTGCGCATCGAAGACAACGGTTCTATCCGGCAACCTGACCCATAGGTGAAGATGGTCCTTCCCATTCTTAGTTTCAACAACAGCCAACTCCAGGTCTTCCTCAGAATACGAGGATAGCAACTCGTCAATTTCTCTAGTACTGATCTTCTGAGTTCCTCCATTGATACCAAGGAAGACTCCAGGAGATTCATTCCTACCGGAACCAAGGAAAGCGATGGTATCAATGAACACGCATGACGCATATGTACCAATAGCTCCGCGTTGAATCTGAGCCCCTTCAATTCTCTGAAATGGAAAGAAATCTCCACCAACATTTGAATACACCTCAATGGTGTATCTGTTCACAGCATAGATCTCATTCCTAAGTTTCATTATTGAATTGATCGGATCTGGGTCTATTTCAGAAGAACCATACTTAAGAGGGTTAACAGAGGTTGGGTCATTTAACTCTGTAACAACGAGAGACTCGCCATCAGTAGATACGAAATATCCATCGATCCAGCAGAAGTCAACGACAGTGCCTAGATCTGGATCCGTGACCTGTGTCAGCGTTACCCCATCCCAATAGAAGAGGTTCCCCCCTGAGGATACTGCAAGCCTATCGAATGAATAGTCAAGAGTACATTGCCCAGTTCCTCCGACGTCTCCAATGATATCATACGTTCCATCCCGGTCAATCTGGATCAGCTTTGTACCCATCACTCGGTACATAACCCCGTTCCAGTTGATCCCGCCACGGCTAACCCCGGGGCCCGTACCTTGCCTTACCAATCCATCTGCAGGACGAAGATATCCTGAACTGATCCCAGTCTCCATCACGACAGGGACCATGTTCACGGGGTAACTCGACCGGAAGTCAGATAGATCGTCAGTATAGACCCCGCTTAGGATTGGTATTTGCATTAGACTCCACCCTCTCCGGTGATGATGGAAAGGGTTGTGGCGCCGGTGTGTTGCAGATATGCAAGCGTATCAGGCCCGTCTCCCTTGTGAATGATAATTTCGCTAGCTGGACGAATAACTAAGTCGGCACTGGTAGCAGTTTGAGCCCCGATACCGATCTTTACATATGCTGGATTCGTTGCTCCGGTATTGGCAATCCGAACACTCTTAGAATCCGACCTAAGGGAAATTGATGCAGAAACTCCTCCGGTTGTAACGTTCTGGTTGAGCCCGTAATCGGCTGAAAATGGTCTAGTCATGATGAAACTCCTTATCCTACTCGATACCACGTGCTAGTCGCGGCGTCGTACTTGAGTTTGAAAAAAGCGTTGGCGGCTAGGGTTGTCGGAGCTCCAGTAACAGCGGTGGCACCGTTCAAACTGATCGTAAGCGTTGTCACGGATTGCGTACAGTTTACCAGAATCTCCTGTTTGTCTACAAGATTGGTGGAAGTTGGCAAAACAATCGTACCAGCCGCATAACCAGCAACTGGCGTCAAGATGAGCCAGATGTCAGCACTGCCATCAGTGATCAATACGCTGAACCCAGTGGCGCTAGGAGCGGCGTATTGTGTGGTGAAGTCACCCCCATTGAGCGTCTCATCGTTTTCCTGAATATAGGCTAGAATCGTCGATGCAGATACCTTTCTAGTGGTGCCGTTTTCAGGCGAGTAAATCGGGAACTGGTCACCGCTAGAGAGCGTTGTTTTCTCGGTAAGTTCATTAATTGTTGGCATGATAACTCCTAGTCAAACTCGATCTCGCCATCAGGACCAGCAAGAAGCGGATCGGATGGAGGGTTAAGGAATGGATAATCCGTGCTTTTGTACCCAGCTCCACGTGGCATACTGCCAGGGAGTTGCATTTGAGGTGGCATTGCAGAACGCATAAGGATCGTGTTATAGGAAGTCCTAGCTACTTCCATGGTATTAGGCGAAACCATCTTGCCAACACTTGGTGCAAGCCTCTTAGCGAGGTTGGTTACAACTGCCTCCCATGCAGAATCCGGAATATTGCTATCGTCTGTTAATTCTCCATTACCAGGAATCGATGACAGTGGATATCCAAGACGGATACCCTTTGCATCCCACTCGGCCATCATGGCATCTAGGCGTCTTAGCGCATTTTCAGACTTCTCAGCAGGGATGTCGAAATCGTAAGAGGCAAATCCGATCTCGGCAAACGCGTCCTCGATAATCTGCCCCTTGGTGTAGCTCATTTCTTCTTCCCTCTTTTCTTTCCGGCCTTAGCTAGCGCAATGGCAATGGCTTGCTTTTTAGGCTTGCCATGCTCCATTTCGGTCTTAATGTTGGCAGAGATGGCCTTCTTGCTTGAGCCTTTCTTCAACGGCATATCACACCTCTTTCTTTGGTCGTCCGCGCTTTGGCTTGTCTTCAGTAGTTACGACCTCAAAAGCCACATCCTCACCGGTATCCTTGGCCTCTAGTGCTTCAGGAATACTATCCTTGAATCCAGAATCAAGGGCAACCTTATGCTCAGACTCGTCTTTCACAACAATACTGTCATACGTTCCATCTGCACAACGGCTGGGTCCTGGCGATGTAAATACATATCTGGGATATCCGTTAGCCATAAACACTCCTTGAAACAGGGGGCCTTGCTTGGCCCCCATCACTTACGCGATACGATACGAGACAAACGTGTTAGCGGCGGTCTTGCGGGTTCTCCACTGCGAGGAGTTTCCGTAAATACCACCAGTAGTCGAATGGGCAGACTGGACAATTGGGTTTCCAACGATAGTATGATCCGTTCCAGCAGTAACCGTGATGGTATCGGCGGCGGCGGCACTAAGGTTGATCAAAACCCAATCGAACGCATCCCCGATAGCGAACTCAGACGCGGCATCGAGCAACGTGCCAGTGGGAAGGACATATGCCTGGGTAGCTCCAGCGGCATGAGTACCAGTGATGATGCGAGACAAAAGGCCGGTAGCGGTCATGGTAGCGGCAACAGTCATGGCAGTCGGAGCGCCTTGCTTGGGAGAGGTATAGATTTCCTGGACCTGAGGAGCCGTACCAACTTCGTAGTACACTTCAGCCGCAAAGGCTTCTACGGTAAGCGTAGCGCCTGAAGCGTAGGCCGAAGAGACAGTAGTAGTGTTTTCTACAGTAAAGTCCACGTCATTGGTAGCCGGGAAATTGGGGTATCCGACACTCTTGTAGACCTTAGCAAGGTCCCTGGTAAAGATCGCAATCTTCTCGCCAGCAGGAATGGTAATGGTGGCGTTTCCATTGGGGTAGATGATGTTCGACATTATTTTTCTCCTTATGATAAAGAATCGGGGGATTTCTCCCCCGATGTTACTAGGCCTGACCGAAGAGAACGATTCCGCTCATTTCAGGCTGTTTGTTCACCACACCGAACAGGGTGTCCCAACGATACTTGGTCTTCATGGTGTTGATATCGTACTGCTTCTGCATCACGATTTCGATACCATTTTCCGTGGTAGCGCGAAGCACGCCGGCACCGGCATCCGTGGGAACAGCATACCGACCAGGAAGGATTTCAAGGGCATCCTTCTGCCAGAACGGGTTGGCGTAGGCCGTATTCTTGTTGAGGAACACGATAGCCGAGTTAGCGGCCTTGGTGTTGACAACACAGTTCTGATACTGCTCCGAGGCGTTGGAAGCAACCTGGTTGGTGATCAGGGGGGGGCTGATAACCATCGTGGTGTCAGAGGCAACCGAGATCACGCGGAACGTCTTGAGCTTTCCGGTATCCTGCTTGGTGATGTGATGCACCGAGTTCACACCGGCAATCGTGAACGCATCGCCAGCGGCTACGTTCGTGGTGTCCGAGATCGTGACAAGCTGATAGCGGTTGTCAACGTTCGAGGTTTCGCCAGTGGTGGCCGTGCTGGTAGCTTCAGGGATATAGTAGTTAACGGCGGCGTCACGGGTGTCGATAGTCAATCCAGCACCACCAGCGGCGGCAGTGATTCGCCGAGCGGTATCGAGCTTGAAGGCATCAAAGGAAGCAACACGACCAATGAACGCGCGATCATAAGCGGTCAACGACTTAGAGTTATCCAGGGTACGGGATGCGAGGTTACCGGCCATGCCGTTGTAATCACGGGTCGAGAGGGCCAGATACCGGTCGTACATCTGAACACCCTGCTCATTCATGACAGCTTCAATCTCGGCAACGTCATCAAACCCAGTAGCGGCGGCGGTGCGCTGGACGACAAGGGTGCCCTGGAGCGCGGCAACATCGCCAATCGCGACGTTGATATCCGAAGCAAGCTTCTGCGCGGCGGCCTGACCAAGGCGGCCCTCCTGAAGCATATCACGAAGTTCGGTAGCGCTGAGGATGGCAGTCGAGTGCTTGCTGTATCCGATGGTAGCAGGGACAGCCAACTGAGTAGCTTCATTGAAGTTGCTAGTAGCGTCAGTTCCGCTATAGGACTGCGCAATGTAAGGCTGGGGACGCCAGATGACATTGTTAGTCCGCTCCATCATCGACTGATCGGTAGAATACTTGCTCACATTCTTGGAAAGCACGAGAGCATCGTTGAACCCCTCAACGACCTGCTCGAATGCAACTTTCTCTTCTTTGTTAAACGCGTTAGACATGGTTAACTCCTATTCTTCTTCTTGTACGCGATCACTTTACTGTAATCGCCGCTCTTGTCTGCCTCGGCTCGCAACCGTTCAAGAACTTTATCAACAGCCCCGCTCGAAGGGGCATTTCCCTTGATGGTTCTCTCTGGAGCAGGAGGCCCAGACCGTTTCTCAACTTTCAATTTCGTCTCCAGTTTCGCGATGGCGAAAGCAAACTTAACAGGATCCTTGATCGAAGCAAGCTCCTCTGCCCGCTTCTGATTCTTGCCAATTGCGTAAATCAACTCTGCCGGGAGGTCTGCGCCGTTCACGATAATTCCCTGTTGAACATCGCTGAAATGGTTTCTGACAACATCCTCTGCAACATCGAAATCCGCGACACGAATCTTAGTCTTGGCCTGTTCATACTTCTGCAACCGCTCCTGCCAAGCCTTCATCGACTCCTCTTCCTGGCGCTTCAAGGAAGCTTGCTGTTCATCAAGCTTACGCTTCTTCTCGTGCCATTCAGCATATGCGACTTTAAACTTGTCAGTATCGTAACCGAAGTCTTCAAGCTCAGGCTCTTTGCCAAGTTGCGCGGGCTGTTGTACAACAGCGGTAGTATGCAGCCTTTGCTCAAGTTCTCGGTTCTTTTTCAGGAGTTCACGATGAGACTTCCGAAGATCCTTGACCCATTTAGGAGCGGTCTTAGTCTCTTCTTCCTGGGGCGGCGCGTCCCCTTCGATGGAAATTACATCCTCGTCTTCGATATCTGGATCCTCAGATCCAGCTTCCTGTTCCGGCGCGTCGATGGCGTCAGTCTCATCGACAATCTCGGTGTTCAGGTCGTCATCGTCTTCGATGTCTTCCTCGTCTGCCATTTGGCTCATCTTGTCTCCTTTCGGAATAATCTATAATTGACAAACTGTCAAGTATTACCTGCGACTGTTGCGTTTTGCGCATCACTACCACGTAAAAGAGTCATGGCCTGATTGATCTTGTCGGCCACCATCTTGTCCTCAGTCTCAGCGATCCCAGCTAGAATCTCAGCCGTCTGCGCCTTGATCTTCTCGACCTCGGTAATAGTCTTGATCACGTCGGCGCGAGCCTTAGAAGCCTCAGCAGTGGCCTGATCGGCCATAGCCTTAAGAGCCGTGGTGTTCGCGTCCTCTTGCCCGGCCCGAGCCTTCATCATCTCCGCTTCTTCATCGGTAGGCTTAGAAAGCCCCATTGTGACCGCCTTCTTGCGGAAATACTCGCGGACGTCCTTAATCCCCTCTCCATCGATGTTCATCATGATAGTTGTCATGAGCGCCTGTTGAGTCTCTGGGTCCTGAGTCATTTGCAGAATGCCCGTCAAAGCGCGAACGGTAGCCTCTTTTCGAGAAGTAAATGATGGACCAACGTCCACAACAACGTCGAACTTCGCATCGGCCAGATCATTTTCAAACTCGCGTTCCCCATTGTCGGTATTAACAATTGGCTTGGAAAGTTCCACGGTATCGATACCGTTCTGAAGGTCAATCATCTTCATTTTACGACCAGGCTCGGTGTAGATATCTTTAGCCATCGAAAGCCAAATCTCACCACCGCGACGGATAGACTTAGAGAAGTTGGACATATAGATGAAGGTTTGCATATCAAGACGACTCTGGATCATCTCGACGGCCTTTCCAGAAATGTTCGAAACAACCTGCTCAGCCTGTTGTCCAGAGCCAAGGATTTCCCTGATGTCAGTCTCCGTAACCTGCAACAGGGCGGCGAGAGCCTGAGGAATCTCGGGGGCCTTAGTGTAGGCCTGGGGTCCAATTCCAGTCGTCCCACCGTTCATATCAGTGACGGGGTTGATCAGGAGGTAGGGATAATTCTTCAGGTTATCCTCTGCCCACATCACCTGATGACCCGAGACTTGATCTGGTGTAAGTATCGGCTTAGACACGCTAGATAGCGCTGAGATCTCACCCAGCTTGGAGAGTTGCATATTCTTGAGCCGTTGGGCATCCTTGGCCAGCCGTACATGACCCATGCAACGCTCGACGTTATCGACAAACCATCGCTTACCATAGACAGGGACAATCGGGATATTCTTGCCAGCGATGTAACCGCAATCCTCAAGTACCCTGTTCCCGCTCAAGATGTACTTGCGAACCTTGCGCTTCTTTACCGTCTTGCTACGGAGTTCAATGTATCCGGTAGCAATCAACTGATCGTAGAGCTTGATACCATCTTCTTCATCGTCAAGTTCTTCCTGGGTAAACTTCTCTTCCTTGCCGAGGAGATTGGCGAAGACGAGGATAGTCTCCTTTTTCTCATCTAATTTGTAGTACTCGGCAACGTAAACGACATCAGGTGTGAACCAGTCGAACTCAACTCCTTGAATCGCCTTGTCCCAGGATGCTGGATCATCTCCCCATTCTTCGGTGTATGCTTCTGGCGTCATCGATGTGATGACAAAACAATGCTTCGCGTCGGCTTTGTCTTGACGCTTGGCACCTAAATCAAAGAACACCGAAGAGTCGGCATCATAGATAGGTTCGATGCGAATCCGTTGATCGTCGTTCTCTTCGTCTTCCTCATCTTCGTACTTGGCAATGAACCTGTAAGCTCCGAAGCCACCACCAACAGCCTCCTCGAAGGCATTGTCGTATGCTTCCTCGGCTCCGCTGTCCTGCTCATCAGCACGGTAAAGCCCGTCGCAAATGTCTGCAAGCTCGCTATCCTTGTCTCCATCCTTGGAAACAAAGTCAACGGTAATGCGATTGTTTCTGTATTCATTGATGATGCGCATGACAGCGAGGTGAACTTTGTTGACCTCGAACATGGGCTTATTGGCAAACTGCTCTTCTAGACCTTCCCATTGCGAACCGGGGATAGAATAGAACCGGCGATCTTGAAGGCACTGCTTGCGCTCTTCCAGGACCGCCGACTGAATCTGGTCAAACTGTCTGAGGGCTTCGTAGTGAACCTTGGATAGCCGTTCTTCCTTGGAAAGTCTTGGCATATAGCACCCCTACTTCATAGTAACGGCGCTATATAGCAGTTGTCAAGTCGTAGTGTCAAGTGTTACCAGCGTGTGAGGGTTGGAACGGGGGTGAAGTTGGGTTGAGGGGGCTTTTTGAGCAATGACTTCTCGACGATACCGGTCAGCATATCTGGAGCATCATCATGAATCCATTTTGACATACGGGAGAGCGCCATGACATCGCGCCGAAACTCTGGCCAGCGGTTCTCCCAACCGACAGGGAACACGATAGAGTTGACCACGTTGGTAGCGTTGGCGGTGATACGGGCTACCTTGTTCTCACCTTGGTGAAACCACTTGACCGAACACGCCGAGTAACCTGAAATCTCTCGCATGATCCGTTCCACGTTACGGGCAAACCCTCTACCACCGTTGTTTGATTCGATCCAAGCAACTTGACAGCGATTCGAGGCTATCATTAGTGCGGACTGGCCCTCGGTTTGCTCCATTGGTGCCTGGGTATAAATCAGGTCAAGGATGTACGCCGTGTTGTTGTGGACACGGTAGACCGCACCTGCAAGGAAGTCTTTCCCTTCGTCGGCGGTGTCGAAGTAGGCCTCGATGGTTCCGGCAGTCGGTAGCGTGCCGAAAGCGTAGGTTTTGAAGGCTGGGTAGAGTTTGTCGTTTGAGTCGAAGGGTTCTTGCTGGTAGTTCGCAGCAATCAACTGAGCGTCACCGCTTTGCTTACGTTTCATGTAAGTTTCAAAGTCCAGGATATCAGGCGCGAGCATGATTCCTTTCTCTTCGTCTAAGCAAGCCTGATTCTTAATCACGTACCATTCTTTAGGTTCCCGTGCCATCAGCCTTCCCGATATGTCTCCCGTGGCCCACCTGGTGTTGATAATGATCTGCTTTGCGCCAATCTCAAGACGAGACTGAGTTGTGTTATCGTACCACTCCATGTGCTCTTCTAGAACACGCTCGTTACACGCTTCCTCGAAGTTCTTTATCAGGTCATCCAAGACAAACAACTGACCACCGATACCGGTCATGGTACCGCCTGGAGAAGTTGCTAGGAATGAGAAGTGGCGACCATTAAGCGACCACATATTCATAGCGCCGTCACCGTCTTGTATGGCTGTATCCGGGAAGAAATCCGAATAGACCAACTTCATTGGATCGGCTTTGCGTTCCATGATTCCGTTTCGCACGGCCTTGGCCAGTCGAGAAGACAGCATCTCGTTATACGACGCCGTCATGATTCCAGTCTCACGGTTCTTACCTAGAACCCACTGGCATAGAAGCGCAATGGTCAAAGTCTTACCGTGACGAGGCGGGCCAAGCGTCATTAGCTTGTCATAGGGCTTTCCGTCTTCACGGGGGAGCTTGTTCTCGATGAATGCTTGAAGCTGGTTACAAAGGGCCTTTAGGTAGGTTCTGTGCGGCAAATAGAACGATGGCACACGGAAACGGCAGAACGTGTAGAAATCGTCCCTAGCCATGGTTACAGCTAGGGCTTTCAATTCCTCTACGTCAATCTTCATCTTTCTTGTCAGAACCGAAGATTCCTAGCAGTGTCTCGGTGAGCGCTTCTCGTTTCATCGGGTCGATCTTGGATAGGTCAACCTCTGCATTGGTGTTAGTACTCACGACCTCTTGCTTATCAATCCACTTGTGATTTTTCAACCAGAATATCGATCCTGTAGGCGTCGTTCCTTGAAGGTTTTCTTCGTGTGAAGTCTCGATGGCAGTGATAGCTCTTTTAATTATGCAAGAAAACTCTTCACTACGTCCCTTCTGATCGTACAGTGATTGTCTATCAGCAAAGCCGAGGTGAAGTGCCAATCCAGCGGTTGTAGGAACCTTCCTATTCATGACAGGATTGCCCTTACCATCCCTGAGGACTTCTCCGTTGAAGACAAAAGGTTCTGCAACACACTTCTCGAAGTACGCGTCGATTTCCTTTTCGAGTTCTTCCGGTGTTTCAAACTTAGGCGGTCTTCCAGTGGTATACACCGTCAATTACTCCTGTCACTCATACCGCCACCATACTAAACTTTCCTGGGATTGTCAAAGTGGGGTGTCATTGGTAAGAATCGAATCAATCTCCCAGAAAGCCCATCTCCATACACGGAATCCAGGGCCTTCATAGTTCAAATTCGGAATGAAGTATCCTGTCCATCCCCTAAGCCTCCAAGCTCTTACCCATTCCATCAAATCCCCACCTTAATCCCGAGTCGTTCGATGGTCCAATCCATCCACAAGGAGAGCTGTTCCCAGAGTCGCTTCACGCCACACCTCCCAACACTTTCTCAGCGAGCTCGTCCGTCTTACCATCCGCCTTCCTCGGCCTATCTCTCGGCATCTTACCTTCCTTCGGTGGATGTTTCACGACAACCTATAAACTGTATTCTTGGTTTCGGCGATTCCTGCAACAAAGTCGATACGCTCAAGCATCGATGTAACAATATGATCACCATCTGGCCAACGCTCATCGTTAAGACAGTATCCGTTCAAACGGTACCAATCGCCCTTGTTTTCAATGACCCAATCTGTCAGAGTTGATTCTCGTTTCATTCTTTTACTTCATTTCTAGGTCGTCCCCGTGGTTTTGATCCAGGTTTCGGAGGCTTGTTCGCGTTGTACCTACTGGCCTCGGCCCGCTTCTCCGTCTTGATGTGTCGGATCTTTTCTAGGTGGGTCAGGAGTTCGTTGCGGGTCATGATCGTTCGTATCCACTGAATACCAGCTGTTCAACAGGGACTCCAACAGAATCACTCACATCCGTCAGGGCAATTGACTTTGCATCCTCGATGCAATCGGCATCGAGAAACACGCCATCAAATCCAATTGGTGCGTTTCCGTTCTTATTTCTGACTGTGATAACAAATCTTTTCATCTCTCGTCCCTCACTAAGATCAGTATAAACCTACTATGCCACAACGTCAATAGGTTTATTCAAAATCTTTTCCGCCACCCTCTCCGCAGCACCGTAGTTAGGGTAGCGCTTCCCGGAGTCATCGAACATTACAGCATAGGTCCGCTTACCTGTCGAGTAGGAACCGACTGCACCACGCAGGAACATTATGACCCCGTTACGGATGTACACTGCAAGCCACTCGCGGTAATCAGTCTCCCCGAGGATCTTAACCCAACCGTCGAGGGAGAGTGAGGAATGGTATCGATCACGGTTCTCTGCGGTCTTACGGGCGAATGCGATGGGGTCGCTCTTGGGGGTTCTGGTGGGCCTGGGAGCCTTATCCGGCAACGCCTTGAGCTTAGCCGTTGACTTCTTGCTCCACACCCTTGGTTTCTTGGCCCTATAGCGCTCGTCTGCTTGCGCCTGGGTCACATTGGGGTGGCAGGATAGGCAACGGCTAGAGAAGCCACTACCGTGGCGGCGCATGGCCTCTAAAGGCTTTTCTTCCCCACACGTGACACAGGTCTTGGTGTTTGGCTTGGGTTTCGGCAGGTTTGCGGCTTTCCTCTGCGCTCTAAGCTCCTTCTGTCTTGCCTGTTCGCGTTCACGCTTGGCCTTGATTTTCTCTGGGTTCCTTGCTTCCCATCGCTTCGCGGATTCCCGTCGTGCGGCTTTCTCGGCTTCTGGGGTTAGGTATTTTTTGGGGGCGGGCATTAGTTATTCTTCCTCCGGAGGTTCGGGCAACGGCATCCAGTGTGTGATGGGGAACTCAATTACAGCGAACCACTCGTCTCTCCATGTCTTTCCGTCGCTCTGATCCACTGCCGCCAGGAAGTAATCTCCTACCGAATCAATCGCCAAGACATCGGTCTTAACTTCTGGCATTCTTTCCTTCACGCTAATCCAATTGTTCATTCTATTCTCCTCCTGATTCATTCCCTCACACCCCACTCACTCACCGACCACCGTGTATACCCCGCTCTCGACGCCTCTGCTTCTGCCTTAGCAGTGTCCGCGAACACTCCGACGACTAGCCACCGTTCCCCGTCATGGGCTTGTAGGATGGCGACGGTCATCGTTCCACCAAGCTTTCCCGTTGTTCGCCTGGAAACGGATCAACATCGAATACGGCTGGGATTGAAGACACCCACCCGGCCTGTGTCCAGTTTCCATAAGTGTCCTTATTTGGCTTGCGCGTACAAAGTAACCACCGACCTCCCATAGGCTGATGACTCTCGGATACCCAAACGGCACACTTGATTTTCTTCCTGCACACCGCCAGCACGGCGCGGACTTTGGCTTTGACTTCTTCGGGGGTCATTGGTAAACCACCCCTGCGGCAATGAGCCCGAAGGCGATCGCCATCCAAATGTTCTGACCGATGGGGGCCCTCATGTTCTTAGGACTAATGACAACAAAGAACTCAGGTAGAACCCATCCCACGATCACGAAACCGATAACAATCAAAATACTCACTTCTCAAGCTCCTTTAGCAGGGCGTCGGTCATTTCTTGTTTCCTTCCAAAAACTGCCAATCACACCAGAACATAAAAACCAAGAAAAATGTCGCCTTGCTGAAATCGTTTTCATATACGGAATTGATAGCACAGATAATGAACGCTATACTCCCAATAAATAAACCAACTTGCCTAATTGATTTCCATACTTTCATTCCATCTCCTTTAGTTTGGCGAGGGCTTCGGTTGTTTTCCACTGCGCTGTGTAGAACATTGCCACAATGGCCATTGGATCTGCACCGGTAACATCTATCGACTTCGTGAACTCCAACGCATCCACCGCCACCTCCAGCCTAGCGTTCACCTTGGCGAGAGCGGCGATGACACGATCCTCCTTGCAAAACGGGCACTCTGATGCTTCCCAAGATTCCGTCACCCATTCCGATTCGCACGCATCACAATGCCCATTGTATCTGCTCATCACTTCTCCTCCAGGTAGCGGCGGTATTTTGCAATTACCTGAAACTGCTTGAATGCGTCGTTTCCGTTCAGAGCCTCCAACACCTCCAGCATCTCGGCGGCGTGTCTTTCTTGCTCCTCACGAATCACCGATGTTGCGGACTTTGTGTATCGCTCATCCCGTTCACTCTCGGCTTTCTTGAGACGGGCAAAAAGATAATCTATAATGTCTTCGTCTGGTACATAACTACCGTCAACAAACTCTTTCCAAATCTCTTCAAGGCTTTTATCCATCG